AGGTTTACAAACTTATGCAACAGGAAGTTATGCAACAGCTTTTGGTTTTTCAAATAATTCTTCAGGTCAAAGTAGTTTTACAGGTGGTTATGGTAATACAGCAAGTGGAGCTTATGCAGTTGCAATGGGAACTAATAATACAGCAAGTGGTAGTTCTTCAGCATCAATAGGAAAAAGTAATACAAGTAGTGGTTTATATTCAATTGCATTAGGTTATAATAATATTGCAAATAATGAAGGTGCAATTGCTATTGGTTATGGTGCAACATCTTCAAATATTTGTGCAGTTGCTGTTGGACAAGGTGCAGTAGCATCAAATACAGATTCTTTAGCAATTGGTAGAAGTTGTAATTCAAGTGGAGTTTCTTCAGTAAGTATTGGTAAAAGTAATATTGCAAGTGGAAAAGTTGGTGTTGTTTTAGGATATGCAGGAAAAGATTTTGGAGTTAGTGGAAGATATGTATTTTCATCTTCTCCATGTGAATCAGGATTTATAAATGGAGATGCACAATTATCAACACTTATTATAACAGCAATAACAACTGATGCAACATTAACTACATTAGTTTCTGATAGAACAATATCAACAGTTCCTTCTGCTATAAATCAATTAGTAATACAAGATATATCTGCTATGCGTATAAAAGGAACTATAATAGCAAAACAAATTAGCACATCAAATTGGGCTTCATGGGATATTGATTGTGTAATTGGTAGAACAACTGGAGTAGCAACAACATCATTAACTGTTAGTAATGTAAATGTAGTTACAAATATTCCATCTTGGGGTACTCCTACATTAGTTGCAGACACAACAATTGGTGCTTTATCTGTAAAAGTTCAAGGATTAGTAGCAACAAATATTAAATGGGTTTGTAACTTAAATTCAACTGAAGTAATTTATTAAAAATAAAACAATATGAAATTAAAAACATTAGTACCTGTAACTTATAACAATGGGATAGCAGGACAAGAGACTTCAATAGTAGAAGGAATTTTATCAACTTGTAATCAACAATTAGGAGGTTCATTTAATTCTATGTATATGTTTCAATACGTATCTGAATTAGGTCAAGTTATTACATCTAACTTATATCCTGTTACAGAAGAAGAAACAAATGCTTTGTATGTTCAAGTTAAAGATGAAGTACCAACAGATTTAAGTTATACTGATGCTACTACATATCTTTACTACTTAGGATTCAGAATAAAAATGGCTATAACATTTGGTATAGAAGTAAGTGAAATAGAAATAATTATAGAATAATATTTAAAAAAATGGCTGTACATACTCCAAGTGGGTTAATAATAAATAACCAACAAACAGGAATACAATATACTAAAGTAACAGATAGTTCAGCTGACTGGGCATCTGTAGCCAACTCTACTTATTTTTATGATTTAACAGATAAGTTGAATCATTATAAAAATTCAGAAGGTGTTGTATTAGAAATATTTAGTAGTGATGCTGTTGGATTTTCACCCCAAGATGTATCTTCTGCAGACACCGCACCAACAGCGGCATCTACTCAGTACTATTATCAAACAATAAGTACTGTTACAGGGACTATATCCAAAGTAAAACTATGGGGTTTTTCAGGTTCAGATTTGGTTAGATTTGGTATTTACAGAGGAACTTTGACAGGTACAATGACTTTAATAGGTCAAGGGTCTTTAACTTGTGGTACAGGTGCAAATGAAATCTTACTTACAGCAGAAGCAGGACAAACATTAAAATTAACAGTTGGAGAAAATCTTGTTGTAGGTTACTATGCAGATGGTATTAGTTGGAGAACTATATATGATGTAGGTATTTCTGATGCTATATTTGGAATATCTAATACATCAAATATAACAACAATGCCTGCAACACCAACTGGAACTGCTACTGGAATTAGATTTGCATGTACATTATATTCATAAAATTAATTTAAAAGATGAAAACTTCACAACAAGGCATAGACCTAATTAAGGGATTTGAAGGATGTAAGTTAAAAGCTTATGTTGATCCTGGAACTGGTGGATTACCAATAACTATTGGGTATGGAAATACAGCTAGGAAAGATGGTAGCAAGTTTAAATTAGGTGATAAGATTACTCAAGAAAGAGCTAATGAATTATTTATAGAGTTACTACCTAAGTATGAAGCTACTGTAGATAGGAATATAAAGGTTACTTTAAACCAAAATCAATTTGATGCACTAGTATCTTTTTGCTGGAATTGTGGTAGCTCAAAAGATTTATTTGGTTTAATAAATAAAAAAGCTACAGATGCAGTTATACATGATTGGTGGATAAACCATTATGTATCTAGTGGAAATAAAATACTTCCTGGATTATTAAAAAGAAGAAAAAAAGAAGCAGATTTATACATTAAAAAATAAGATTATGAAAAATTTAAAAAAAAGATGGAATGCTAAAACTCCAACATTTTGGAAAAAAGTACAAAAAATTGGTATTATAGCAGGAACAATAGGAGGAATAATTATTGCTTCTCCTGTAGCATTACCTGCAATATTGGTATCAGCTAGTGGATACTTAATATTAGCTGGAACTGTAACTGCCACATTATCACAGTTAACCATAGAACCAGCAAAATAATTTTAAAAAAGTGCGCTGTATCTAGTAAAATATAACTATATTAGAATATATATTATTTTTTATTTTTATTACTATGAATACAATACTTACAATAGGTTTATTCTGTATAGGTTTTATTATTACAGTTATAGGGTACTTTTTAAAAACAACACACACATCAATAATTGCAGATGTTGCAGTTCTTAAATCTAATGATCAAGCTCACACAGAAGAAGAGGGTAGATTAAAAGGCAAAATAGAATTACTTGAACAAGAGCATAGACTTAAATATCAGTTGATCACAGAAACAACTCAACAAGAGATTAAGAATATGGCTACTAAAATTGGTGAGTTATCTGATACAGTTGGTAAACTAATTACCATTCAACTTAAAAATGTAAAATGAATCCCACATTTTTAAAAACGGGAGATATATTACATTGTAGTGGAAAAAATTTAAATAGTAAATTAGTTAAGAAATTTACTAAATCAAAATTTACACATTCTGCAGTATTCATAGAAGTATGGGGAGAACCCTATGTCTTAGATGCACAAAAAGATGGTGTAAATTTAAGAGCATGGGCAGACTGGTTACTTGAATATGAATATGATATTATAATACATAGATCAAGTACAGTCACTAATGAGAAAACATTTGCTCAAAGAGCACTCTCCAGAGTAGGTTGTTCAGCATATAGTTTTGAAGAAATTATTATGAAGAAACCTTTTCAATTACTTACAGGCAGGTGGAGAAAGAAAAAATATGAAAGTTTATACTGTTCAGAGTATATTGCATGGATATATTGTATAGAGAAAGTATATAACTTTACACCACAAGATTTACATGATTGGTGTAAAAAGAATTTCTTTTATGAAATTGTAATTTAAATTTGTATTTTTATAATCAGGTTTAACCAATAAATAATAAGTTATGATATTAAGTCAAATAAGAAATGCAGTTAACTCTAAAGGCTACAAGTGGTTTGAGGATGCAGCAAACAAAAGTTATGATGTTAATATAGTAGGAGTACGTAATAGTGCTACTGGTAGAAAAGTTACTAATGTATTTGATGATGTTATCACAATATCATATAAAGATGATAAAGGTATATGGCAATACCATGAATGGATGAATACAACTGAACCAGGTAAAAAAGGTGTAATGCAGTATCATAATCCTAAAGGTGTAGCAAGACTTATTCCTGGACAATACAGAGGTGTATGGTCTATTGATAAGCATCAAGGTAAATATGAAGCCCTATGTCAAAGAAATGGTACTGTAGCAATCTTTAGAGATAATAATAAAGACATGACCTTTGATGATATAACTAGAGATAATGGTATGTTTGGTATTAATATCCACAAAGCAGGTCAAGATTCTACATGGGTAGAGAACTGGTCAGAAGGATGTCAAGTATTTAAAAGAGTAAAAGACTTTGATGAGTTCATGAAGATCTGTAGAATAGCAGCAAAAATACATGGTAACAAATTCTCTTACACATTAATTGAATCTAAAGATATAGTAGCAGTATGAAATTAAGAAATGCCTGGAAAATAAAGAATAAACAATGGGATAAAGCCTGTGTAAGAATCCGTCTTGGAGCTTTAGACTTATTCACTATTGAATTTGATATAGATAGAAATTTTTATATGTTGACTATATTAAACTTTACAATTAAAAATAGATAATAACTACGCATCTATAATTTAGAACTCAGGTAATTAACGTATCTGAGTTTTTTATTTTAAATACTAGAAGTTTAAACTTATTTTGTATATTTGCGTAAACATATAAAATATATATAATGAGTACAGAAAACCAACATCAAGAAGAAGTAGAGTTAACAGCAGAAGAATTAGCAGAAAGAAAGGCTGATATGCTTAAATTTTACACAGAATCAATTCCTTATTTAACAGCACAATTAGAGTATGAGAAAGTACTATGTGAAATTGATGAGGCTAGATTCAAAAGAACAAGTATTAACTATCAACTTGCAATGATGATGAACCCACCTACTGAAGGTGAAGAAGAAATTGATGCACCATCACCAGAACAAGAAAGAAAACTTAAAACTCAATAAGAACTTATGGCATTAGTAAATCAAGTACAGAAACGTGCTGTAATGCCTAAATGGGAAATTGTTAAATTTCAGATATTATCTCACTGCTATATTAATCATATAGTGGTGAGTGATTC